CACTACTTGCTTTTGTTAACAGGTTGTGTGGTATCTCTGCGCTATCCCAGCGTGGATTGAGTCTCTCGTGCATCGACACACGGGTTTGAAGGCCGGGCCTACCTACGGGGGGTAAATTGTAACTTCTGGCAATGGGAGGAGTTCGAGTGCGATCGGCTATGCCGGTCCGCCGCAGGACGTGGCAAGCGGTTGAGTCGAGTACCGCAAGTAGTGACACGTCCAGCGAGAGCGACAACGCAGCCGTTCAAGCGGTTGGCATGGAAACTATCACGCCAGAGGTCGAGATGATTATCACCGAGATCTGTGACGAGGTGTGTGCCATGTTCCCGGACAGATTCCGGGCACCCGTGGAGGCGACTCCCGCGCAAGCGGTTGAGCCCACCACGGAGGGGCTGGGTAAGAATGCCCAGCCAAAGGCGCTGGAAAGCGCTGTTGAGGTTGCGCCTCAGCTGGAGGCAGAACTAATTTCTGCCCTACCGCGCACTTATGGTGTGATTGCCCCACCGGCGATCTCGATTAAGGTTGCGCGAACCACCCTGTACACTAGCTGGGAGGAACGTATGAATGGCTGGAAACGGGCTGTTCTGCGGTGCTTTTGTTTGGGTGATGCCGTTGACGATTGGGTCAGCGATGACGTACTCCGTCAAGGGGTGCGTGATGAGATGTTGCTGTCGTGCGCGGTGACGTCTAGCGGGGGGTCTGATGAGGACCAGCCCACGGAGAGCGGTGATACCGTGCCCGAGTTAGGTCGGGCTCTCTGTGAGGCGCACAACACCCTGCCACATCAAGGAGGTACTCATGAAGTGGAGTTGGTGCCACGCATCGTTGCCTGTGCTGTCGTCGCTTTGCGAATGAAGCTTGGGCTTGGTGCTATGCGTCGTGATGGACCCGAGGGACCTGGCAACGTGGCAATTGTGCGCCGTGAGGCGCCCAAAATGCTGCGTGACTGGGGTATGAGGGACATGGATGCAGCTGCGCATCTCTACTCTATTGAGCGTGCGTTCTTCGAGGATGATGCCCATTATCGTGTCCAGAATTGGAGAGCGAGGGCGTGTTCGAAGAGTCGGTTTGTTCGCTGGGTCGTCGGTGGGTCGGAGCCTGTTAGGTTCGACTGCTGAGGACGCCCAATCCGAATGACTGGTCTGGACACCACACACACCGTTCCGGCGGAGCGTCTCGAGTTTATTAACAAGAGGCGTGTGGGTGGTGCTCCAGCAACGCACCGGTTGACCATACATCGTGATGGGCAGCCGACCAAGGACCGTACGTACCATGTGGTATCGCGCATGGGCCCGAATCATGATTTGGGTGTGTTTAACAACAATGTTTCCGCGGTGGAACGGGCATTGCTTGAGCGATACTTTTTGTGCAACGTGGATGGCACATTTTTACCACCAATCCCTGTCGTAAAGGGAGCGTTTGATACTGCAGAGCTTAGGGGCATACGCGCACATGTGGTGCGCTATGTGCGACTCTATGCCACCGTGTTAGATTTGGGGCAAGTGGTTGCCCGCTACACTGGTGCCAAGAGGCGCATCTATGCTTCGGCCCTGAAGAGCTTATGCCGTAAGGCAATCTGCAGGAAAGACGCTGAGTTACGACCATTCACAAAATTCGAGAAGCAGTCATTGTTGAAAGCGTGTCGAATCATCAACCCCCGTTCCCCCCGGTACAATCTCATGCTGGGCAAGTATCTCAAGCATACAGAGAAACTGTTTTATGCAGGACTCAATGAAGCTTGGGAGAGTGTAACGGACCACACCGTCGTGAAAGGGCTCAATGTTGTGGAGTCGGCGGGTGTGATCAGAGCGAAGTGGGACAGGTTTAAAAATCCTGTGGCTCTGGGGCTAGATGCCACTAAATTTGACATGCACGTCAGCCGAGAGGCACTGGCGTATGAGCACTCCTTTTATACGGGGGTGTTCCCACAGCGCGAGTTACGGAAGTTGCTCGCGTGGCAGCTGAACAATAGGGGGGTGGCTTACTGTCCGGATGGAAGGGTTAAGTTTGCCATGCCAGGTACCCGTTCCAGCGGGGACCTGAATACCTCTCTAGGGAACTGCATCATCATGTGCTCCGCCATGTTGGCCCTTGTTAGGGGGTTGGGCGTCGAAGCAGAGTTGTGCAACAATGGTGATGATTGTGTTCTCATTTTCGAGTCTGAACATTTGGGTAAGATCCAGGCCGCTGTTGAGCCCCACTTTTCGAAGTTGGGGTTCAGGATGCAGGCCGAGACACCGGTGTATGAGTTCGAGCAATTGGAGTTCTGCCAGAGTAGACCAGTTTGGAACGGCCGTAGTTGGACTATGGTTCGTAACTTGCTGGCTTGCCTTAAGAAGGACCCCATGTGCTTGGTACCGATTCAGAACGATAAGGTTTGGCGCAAATGGCTTGGGGCAGTTGGGCAATGTGGGGCGGCTTTGGTGCCGGGCCTCCCAGTCCTGCAGTCGTTCTACCGTGCTTTCGAGCGCGCTGGAGTGACGAGCGGGGATAAGTTCATCCAGCATGTGTTTAAGAACACTAGCATGGTTGAGCGCTCGACCAACTTGAGCCAGGGGGACAGGGAGATTCTTCCTGCTGCTCGCGCGAGCTTTTGCACAGCATTCGGTGTTACAGCCGATATGCAGCTTGCGCTTGAGCATTATTATGACAACATGACTATTGGCGGTGTTAGTGAGGTTATGTTCGGTAAAGGTATGGTGGAGGTTCAGCCTCCGGCGTTCCTGAGGCACCTGTAATATTTACGACAATATGACCAAACGACAATCAGCCAAAACGCGCGGTAACCGACCGCGCGTCGTGGTACAACCGAAGAAGAAATCAGAGAGAGAGTTGACTCGCCTAGGCACCGCATTGCGGGGCCTCGGGGGTTTAGGAGGAGGCATGTTGGGGACATGGTTGGGCCAACCGGCGGCGGGTGCAGCCGCTGGTACGAGTCTTGGAGCTGCAATCTCCAGGTGGCTTGGGTCTGGGGACTATTCAGTCTCCGCAAACACCATTACCCAACGCGTCGCCGCAGGCAACGATGTACCCGCGATGCACAAGACCGGGCAGTCGATCGTGGTTCGCCACAAAGAATTCGTGTCGGAAGTCACAGGATCACAGGCCTTCACGGTCCAGGGTACTTATCCAATTAACCCTGGGCTGGATGGCTCGTTCCCGTGGCTATCGAGCATTGCGTCTCAGTATTCTGAGTATCGCATTAAGGGGTTGGTGTATCACTATATCCCGACGAGTGGAGACTCTGTGTCGTCTACGAATCCAGCTTTGGGTACGGTGATGATGCAGACGTCGTACCGCTCGACTGAGACCACTGCCACCAGCAAATTGGAAATGCTCAATGAGTACTGGGCGTCCGAGGGTAAGCCATCGGAAGCCTTTTGTCATCCCATTGAGTGTGATCCAAAGGAAAACCCATTCCAGGTACAGTACGTTCGGTCGGGGGCTTTGCCGTCAACCGAAAACGCGCTGTTGTATGACCTGGGTAGGTTGACCATTGCGACGTCAGGGCAACAAACAACCGGGAATGTCGTGGGTGACCTTTGGGTCACCTACGAGATTGAGCTGCGTAAGCCGGTACTCACAGGCCTTAATGGCACTGTGATACGCTCAGCACTCGGTCTTGGGGCTGCGGGGTTTAACATTGCCACTCCCTTTGGGACTGACTTTGGTATCACGCAGTCTGCCATGGGTGGGCCAATTACGGTGGCGGGTAACGTCATCACGTTTGGCAAGGGCAATGTGGGCACATATTTGATGTGTGTCACACACGGCTCTGATACCACCCCCACGTCGCAAAATATTGTGGTGAATACCATCACTGCTAGTGGTGGGGTCTCACTTGCTCCGAACCTTGGTTCGGGCACTAGTTCTCGGCGCCCCAATGCGGGGTTATCCACAAGTGCCGGTGGATCCTTCGTAACCTTGGTGTCTTTCACCATGGTGAACCCTAATGTGGCAGGGTCGTTGACGTTCGGGTTTGGACAACTCGTGAACGTCATTGGCTGTGCCGTTAACATTACCGAGCTCAACCCGACAATTAGTTAGTCGGACCACGAGCTTCAAGAACCCTGAGGAGGGAGGGACCCAACATCGTTGGGCTGGTCTCTAAAGCTGCGCAAGGCTACCAGTTAGAGTGAGAGAGCTGCAACCATGGAGTGTCCCCGTGGTTCAAGATCGCAAATCTTGTGTGTAGGAGGATCCTAGTGACAGGGTGAGGTGCGCGTCTGATTGGTTCCAGGCGTGCGTGTCGAGCTTCACCCATTCTCGAACCAGCATACAGGCTCTTTGCGAGTTCTAGTGGACAACAGCACGTGTGCGCGTGTTGGATTGTGTCTCCAAGTGGAGAAGCGGCGCGTTGCCGTAGCACACACCCCTTGGGCAAGGGTGGCACAGTACTTGTA